AGTTAGTATTATATTGTAAGTTGATATTTTGTGCATGATTGTGGGTGATCAAAAAGTCTAATAGTTTGTAATGACCATCTTGTACAAATGGTTCGCCACCAGCAAAATAAATATCATTTAGATGAGGTGCTATATTAGGTAAATCCTTCCACATAACATTATTATCAGTAAAATGATCTATCACTTTAGAATAAGGCTTAGTTGCGTCTTTGTACCAACTAGTTGAAATATCAGGTCCGCACATTCTACATCTAAAGTTACATAAATTACCAAAACGTAAATCTAAATAGGTAGGTAAAGTGCTTAATTTTCCATCTGGTAATGTAGCATCTTGTAGGTATTTTTGATTAGCAAATCTAGTGTTTACGCTAAGTCTGTTACTATGTAGTCCTAGAGCTTCTTTGTCATAACAAACTTTCTTACATACTTCAGGTATTTCACCATTTAAAAACTTCTGTCTAACTTTTCTTAAAGGGGCGCTATTCCATATCTCAGTGATTGGTTGTTTTGAAGAACCAACTACTAGAGGAGGATTAGACCATTCTGCATGACAGCATAAGTGAAACTTACCAGAAATACTACCAAATATGTGATTCCACGGTAAAATACACCCTTTTATATTATTGTTTTGGGATTGTTCGTCCTGTTGCAGGGAATCCTCCAAAATGAATTTGATTGTTACGAAGTGTACAGGCTTGAAGAGATTTTCCACATACATCACCTGCAGCAGAAGCTGCAATTTCATTATTTGCGGCTATTGGATTAGCGTTTGATGTTAATGAAGTTCCAGGAATTGATAATTCTCCTGGGCCAGGATATTGACACTCAGGGCCTTTATATGCCCATTGACAGGTATTTTTATAAAATTTTCTATTTGGTATTTGATTTCTGAAATATTGTAACCAAGATACCAAACCAAAAGTAGCTACTTCATCACTTAAAGATTCTAGACTATCAATTTTAAACTTATCTTCAATATACGATTCTGCATCAGCTTGAGCATTTACAATAAAAACAGCATCACCAACGGCTAGATTTGAATCTAGAGGATTAGATAAGTATAAAAATCGGTTTTCTTCAATAGATTGAATTGTTCCTTCAGTTGTTCCAAGCTCACTTCTTACATTATCACCTACTCTGTAGGGCAAAGCATTGTAAACTTCTACTACATTCGAAGTTATAAATCTAGCAGTACTATATTCAGGCCATACGTCTAAAAAATTAGCAAAAGTAGTTTTAATTGTAACAACCGCTCCTAGCATATCACGAGTATCTGATTTTCCTTCTTGCCACTCGCCATTTACTGCAATAGTTTGCTCACGAGTAAAAGAGGCATTTGCTTTTCCGTATATACCTGTCTCAACGCTAGCACTATAAGTTAGTCCGTTCGCTCTCGCACGAGTTAGAGTATCATGTCCTTCTGTGCCTAGTCCAAAACTAACATTAGTAGCGTCAATAGTACGTGGGTCTATTCCGTGTACCAACTCTCCATTTACATAGGCTTGACAAGCATTAGATGTGTTATTTCCGACTAAGAAAGGATCTTCTACTAATGCGGAGATTATATTATCTACGTTAAAAACAGTTAAAGAAACATCGTTTATTTTGCCATCGCTTGCTTGTTCGATTGCAGATATTTGAGATGGAAAAGGAATATAACTTGAGCCACTATAGGTAACATTATAGTTTAAATCAGAAATTAAATCACCTCGAATATCAGCAAATCTTATAGGAAAGTTAGTAGGCCAAGATCTACCTTCTCCATTACCTCCAGGATTACCTGCTGCATTTTCTGGATACCATTCACCTGGATAATATATTTCAAATAATCTCACAACAGGATTTTGGGTAAAAGCATTTTTTTCTGCGATAAAACCGCTAGGAGCAATAGATTGTATGGTAGCTATAGCAGTAGTGGTATTTCCACTGAAAGTGTTAGCCTGAAAAGGAAGAGAAGTTGTATTTAGAGAACCATTCGCAGTTCCTGATACTGATATCACATTTGAATGCACAACCTCTAAATTAGAAAACTCTAAGATACTATTAGAAAGTTTTACTTTAAGAGTATTTAAAGTAGAATTAACATTAGCTATTGTTCCTGTAGCTAAAGAGGTATTACCGATTAGTATATTAGAGGTTTCGAAAGAAGAAGCATCATCAACAGTAATTATTACATCATAATTTCTTGCAGTCATTAGTCATACGTTTCTTGTAGTTTAAATGCTACAGTGTAAAAGTTTTGTGTTAGTTCTGTACCTGTAGATAAAACTTGAGTAACCGAAAGTGGTCCATCAAATCTTGTAGTAATTGTACCAGATTCGTTTAGATGTGCCAAGTCAAAAGTGAATGCTTCAAAATTACCGCTACGAGCGTTGTAAAAGTTCTCGATTGCAGTTTTTTCAATTCCAGTAATGTTAGTATATTGTAAATTGTAGTTACGTTTTGAACGGCGAGATCTTAGTCTTCTTTTTTCATAACCAGCTTGAGATGTAAAAGTGATAGAATCAAATGATCTCTCTGCAGTAAAACCTTTATCTGGTTTTCTGTCAGCCATTGAATTAAATCTATCTGAAGTAGTTACTTCTGAATCAAAAACTCTAATGCTTAATGTGTCTGAATCACTTACAGCACCGAGTGGTGCTCCAGATATCACTGTAGGTGTATGATTTATAATCGCCTGTGTTCCATCTCCTCTGTAACGAGCAGAGTGAGATAATCTAGTAAAATCGATTAATCCTGTAAAACGCTCTCCCTCAGAAGCAGTATTTGAATTAGCTCCAATAACTACATTTCCTGCGAAATCACTGGCTGTAAAGTTTGTGTGTGCTACTTTTACATTATTCACAAAAAGTCTTAGATTTTGTTCATTTATTTCATAAGATACAGCAACATGAAGATTTACTCCACCATTAGCATTTCCTCCGTATAATTCTGTAATAACTCCACCTTGATTAACCACAAAACCTACATTCGAATTAGCTCCAACTAGCCTTAGTGTATAATTATTATCATCTGTACCCGCGTGTTTAGCAAATAATGACTGGTTAGCAGTCATGGTAGTTCCAGTATCTGGTTTTATAAAAGTGTCTAGGGTGAAATCTTGAGCAAAAATATTAAAATCACCATTGTCAGGAAGATCCGCAAAATTTCCTGCTGTGCCGTCAAGGTCTAGTCTTGCAGTTCCGTCAAAACTTGGACTACCATCTCTAAAAACTAAGGTATGTTCAGAGGGGCTATCATCTGTTAAATTACCGCTAAAGTTGGTCAAAAGCTTTACCGCTGCGTTGTCACCGATATCAATTCCATCATTTCCTAGTATTATTGAAGGATATGTATATGAATCAGGGCCTTGAAATACACCTGAAAGATAAACCATAAAATCTGTTGAAGAGGATACATTAACTCCTGTAGGTAGTGCAAATGATTCTGTGTTAGAATTAATTACATAGGAATTTGCATTTATGACCGTAGCTGTACTATTAGAGTAGTCCACGCTTTTAACTGCTGGAAAAGTTCTAGTTAGCCTAAAGCGAGTAGGAAGTGAAATAGTTTTTAGAGTTAGTTCTGTAGCATCTGGAGCCGCTAAAAAAGAAGCTGTTTGACCAGAGTTTGATAAGTCATAAGCACTCGTCTGTTGTAGAACACCATCGATAAATGCTGTTACTTCACCCTTGTGGTCAACTGCTGTTGGTAAATTAAACTCCGTTCTAGAAGTCCCTGTATTGTTAAAGGTAGTTTCACCTACAACACTAAACGCAGTAATAGGGGCGGTTGCATCATCAGGATAAGTTGCCATTAGGTAGCTCCTCTTAAGGACTTACGAATCGGTCCATTGTTTCTTAAATCTCTTGTTACAATATCAATCACAAATTTTTCTCCATCAAAACGTGGTGCGGAAGGCTGGTTTGATTCTTGTGGAGTGCCTTGATTGATAATGTTTACTGCAACATTACCAGGACTACCTGTCGCATTCATAGCGTTTAAGTTGCTTTCGCCGATTGAACGAGCTGCTGAACGTTTCATTACAAACTCACCTGGTTCTAATAGAGCAGGGACTCTATCGCGTTGCATGCCTCCTGCTGCAAGTTTTCTTACAGGTCCTCCAGAAGCAAATAATGCATCAAAATTAGGTGCGCCTCCACCAGCTGTTAGATTAATGCCAGTCGGTATTGAACTTCCGACACCGACTTTTGCAGTACTACTTCCAATATTAAAAACTCCTTTTAAAAGGTCTGTTGCACCTTCTTTTAGAGGATCAATTAAAGTTTCACGTAAAAATTGTTTTCTAATATCATTTAACAAGTTGAATAAAAATTGGTTAAAACCTTCTCTAAAGCTCTTTAGAGTAAACTCTCCTTGTGCTATAGCATCAAACATCTCATTTAAGCCACTACTTAAATTATCAGAGAGTGCTTTATTTACTCCTTTGAACAATCTAACATTAAGTCTTTCGCGCTCAACTAACAAATTATATTCTCTTTCAGCAGCTGTTTTAGCTATTTCATATTTTCTGTCAGCACTATTCTTAGCTAATCCTTCTTGTAAATTATTTGCTATCACTGTATTACTGATAATATTATTAGTTGCATTATTAAAATCTTGATTCATTTTTCCTAGAAGATTTT